ATTACTACTCCTCCTACTGAATTACAACGCAAGCCTGAAGAGATGGACCCCGGTAGTTTTGAAGCACCGGAGGTTGAAGGAGGAGATAAAAATTTATCTGCAGAAAATGTTTCTAAAGGCCAGATTAATTCATGGATTAATGCTTTAGAAAAAGGAGAAGACGACAATAAATTTGATCCACAAGATATTATTCCTGCTCTTTTTAATCCGGCAAGAGGTGGATGGATTAATCTTGGAATAAAAGCAGTATCAGGCCTTTTAGGTAATGCAGCAAGAGCCGATGCAACCAAGTTTATGACTGAAGACAATAAGTTTATCTCTAAAGATAAATGGAGTAAACTGACAAATAAAGAAAAGGCTGCAAAAATAAAAGACCTTACCAGTGGTAAGTATATTGCTCCAATTACACAGGAAGGGCAGGCAGGTTCTGTTGGATCAAGCGAAAACTGGGCCACAGTTCAAACACAAACGCCGGGTAGAGCCGGGTACATAACGCCAGCAGAAGCCGCTGCGGCTGCACTAACTGGAAGAACAGTTAATATTGTTAATGCTCCTCCTTCTGTTGATGCTCCTTCTTTTGATGCTTCTGCTGCTCCCGGCGGTATTAGTGCTGCGGATGTAGCAGCAGGAGGCGGTGAAGACGGTACATACGGATTTAAAAAAGGTGGTCTAATTAGTATGTCTGATGGTGGCATGATTACTGTTGGAGATAAAACTTATTCACCAGAAGATTTTGGTTTTGCAAGCAAGGGTGCTCTTGTAAAGAAGCGTAAAACCCCAGTTAAAAAGAAGAGAGGTAAAGGACTAGCCTCAAGTAAATAGTCCATTTGCTGGCTTACCCTATCCCCCTGCTAACACAGTAGGCTACGGTTGGCCCCAGTTAAAGGAAATAAAATGACTGAAGCAGTAGTTGCTGATCCACAGCCAGAGCGCAAAGTGGGTTTTGCAAATCGCCCTTATGGCAATAAGAAGACTGTAGAAGAAGAAGAAAAAGAACTAGAGCAACTTAAAAAAGATGCTTCTGATGAAGAAGATAAAGAAGAGGCAAGAGAAGAACTTCGTAAAGAAGAAGATAGTCTTTTAGAAACTTCTGCAGAAGAGCGAACCTTTAAGAAACGCTATGGCGATCTTCGTAGGTTTTCTCAAAAACAAAAAGAAGATTTTGAAGAGCGAATTGTAAAGCTAGAGCAACAGCTTGAAGAAAGCACTAAGAAGCATATTCAGCTTCCCAAAACAGAAGATGAATTAAATGCTTGGATTAAAGAATACCCAGACATTGCAGCAGTAATTGAAACTATTGCAATTAAGAAAGCAGACGAGCGGTCAGAATCTGTTAGTAAAAAATTACTAGAAATTGAAAAGATGCAGACTAATGCTCGCAAAGAAAAGGCGGAAGCAGAACTTATAAGATTGCATCCTGATTTTGAAGACATTAGAGATCAGGATGAGTTTCACGAGTGGGTTGAAACTCAGCCTAAGTGGGTTCAGACTGCTCTTTATGATAACGAAGATGATGCTCTTTCTGCTGCACGTGCTATTGATCTGTATAAGGCGGATAATGGCCTACTTAAAAAGAAAGAAAGTAAAGTAGATACTCGCAAACAAGCAGCATCTTCTGTAACTACAAAATCTCAAAAGTCTACTCCTCGTGAAGGCGGTGAAGACGGCGCATTTTATGAATCACAAGTTCAAAAAATGACTGCTGATGAGTATGAAAAGAAAGCTGACAGTATCATGGAAGCCATTCGTACTGGCAACTTTGTCTATGATTTATCTGGAGGCGCACGTTAAGTAATTTTTTACTTGACAAATCACCATTTTTAGTTAAAATGGTGTGTAGTAAAGTTACTAGACCCACTTTTTAGTGTTACTCTAGTAACTTATCTTAAGTGACTTTTAGTTACCTAGTAAGTTTGGCCGGATACTGATTGATCATCTTTATTCCTAACCCAAAGAACTAGCCCTCAAAGTTATACCCTAATATATGACCTGTGTAGGTCAGCGGAATACCGCATTTGTTTTAATGCTATGGAGGTTATCATGGCTTTTAAGACAGCGGCAGGGTATAATAGTTTACCAAATGGCAATTTTAGCCCTGTCATTTACTCCAAACAGGTACAGCTTGCTTTCCGCAAGAGTTCTGTAGCTGAAGATATCACCAACAATGATTATTTTGGTGAGATCGCAAGCTTTGGCGATACAGTTCGTATCATCAAAGAACCAGAAATCACTGTCAAGTCCTATGCACGTGGCACACAGATTTCTCCACAAGACCTAGACGATGAGGATTTTTCGCTTGTTGTCGATCAGGCTAACTATTTTGCCTTTAAGGTTGACGATATTGAAGAGGCTCATTCTCATGTGAACTTCCAGCAGATGGCTGCTGATCGTGCAGGCTACCGCCTTCGTGACCAGTTTGACGCTGAAGTTCTGGGTTATCTTTCCGGTTACGCTCAGTCTGCAGTTAGTGCTGTTGCTAGTGCTGTTAATACTACAGTTTCTGGCACCAAGGCAATTGCAACTGCCGGTTCAGATGAACTACTTACCTCAATGAAACTCCGCAAGGATTCATTTGGTAACATTAATACTGCTGGTGCAGGCGATCACTCAATTCCTATTGCTGCTCGCCTTCCCGGTGCAACTACACTTCCAACGGCTACAGCTTCTCCAGCAATGATTGTTGCTCGTATGTCACGCCTTCTTGACACTCAGTATGTTGACAAGGACAACCGTTGGCTTGTTGTTCACCCTGCTTTCATGGAAATTCTCATGGACGAAGACAGCCGTCTTTTCAATGCAGATTTCGGTGAATCTGGTGGTATGCGTAATGGTCTAGTTCTTAACAACTTCTATGGTTTCAAGGTCTATGTTTCAAACAACCTTCCCGCAGTCGGCGGTGGTCCTACCACTACAGGTTCTGCTAACCAGAACACTGACTACGGTGTAATTGTTGGTGGTCATGCTTCTAGCGTTGCAACTGCAAGCCAGATCATGAAGACTGAAACATACCGTGATCCAGACAGCTTTGCTGACATCGTTCGTGGTATGCACCTTTATGGCCGCAAAATTTTGCGTCCAGAAGGTGTCGTCACTGCTAAGTACAACGTAGCTTAAGGGAGGATTTAGACATGGCAACGTATGATCTTACCGCCTCTTCAACTGCTGGCGTTAGTGCTAATTCAATCGCAGCACTTCCTGATGCTCGTAACTCCACTTACCTTGTTGAGAAGATTCTTGACGTAGGCAAGCTTGTTAGTGCCGGTCTGTTTTCAGCCATCACTAGCGGAGATATCTTTCAGGTTCTAGAAATTCCCGGCGGCTCAATTATTGTTGCAGCCGGTGCGGAAGTTCTAACTGCATTCAATGGTACAACTCCAACTGTTGACATTGACTTTGCTGCCGGTGACGACATTGTTGACGGCGGCGACGTAACCTCAACAGGTTACCTTGCTTCAGGCACAAACGGTGCAGCTAACACAGTCGGTGGTTCAACTTACACTGACTTTGTTGCAACCACCGATACTATTGACGTTCTTGTTACCGCTGGTGCCAATGACGTTTCAAGTGGTGTTCTGCGCGTTTATGCTGTTGTTTGTGATCTAACTGGTGTAGCCGATCTTGCTACCGAAGTTGCTCGCGACAACGCATAAAAACTAAGATTAGTGTGGGAGAGTCTTTGTGCTTTCCCACACTATTTCTTGCTTGGGTATAATATATGGCAACAACTTTTATTACATACGTAAACGATGTTCTTGTAAAACTAAATGAAGTTGAATTGACTTCAGCTAACTTTGCAAGTTCTCGTGGCGTACAGACTCAAGCTAAAAATGCGGTTAATCAAGCTGTTCGTTATGTTAATCAACGAGAGTTTGGTTGGCCGTTTAATCATTCAGAAGCCAGCATTACTTTAACTGCTGGCGTAACTCGTTATACTTCTCCATCAAATACTAAGCATATTGACTACACTACTTTTCGTATTAAAAAAGATGATACATTGGGTTCAGGCTCAGTGCATCTAGAGACTATTGATTATAAAGAATACCTAGATCGCTTTGTCGGTCAAGAAGATTTAAGTGTTACTACAACTCTTAACGGAACTTTAAATAATTCAGACACTACTATTACTGTAGCTTCAACAACTGGATTTGATAGTACCGGAAGTATTGTTATTGACACAGAAGAAATTTCGTATACAGGAACAACTTCTACTACGTTTACTGGTTGCACTCGTGGTGCTGGCGGAACTACTGCCGCAAGTCATGCTGATACAACTACAGTAGCACAGTTTAGTAGTGGAGGTGTTCCTAATTTTGTTTTTAGAACTCCTGATGACAGGTATGGTTTATATCCTTTACCTGATAAAGCTTATACTTTAATTTTTGATTATTACACTTTTCCTGCAACTGATATGTCTGCAGACACGGATACTTCAACTATTCCAGACAGATTTAAGCACGTAGTTATTGACGGCGCTATTGCATATATGTATTTCTTTAGGGGTGAAACTGCGCTTTATGAACGTAGTTTTGCTTTGTTTAACGAAGGCATTAAAAACATGCAGTCTCTTCTTATTAACAGATTTGACTATGTTCGTTCTACATACATTCCTAAAAGTTTTAGTGCTGGTTTTGCAACACCTACTAGTTTTTAAAAATGGTACAAGTACTTCCACGTAATATTCGGAGTAGAAGTAAAGCAGCTTCTTTAACAACAGTAAATACAATATATTACACTTGTCCTGTTGGGTACAGCACTCAAGTTAATCGCATAATTTTAAGTAATGGTAGTAATAGTAATAAAACTACAACTTTAAAATGGTACCATAAAGAAGACAATACTACGTATCCAATTATTAATGCTGTAGTCCAAATAGGTAACAGCGTAATAAACTATGATTTTGATTTACACATGGGCGCTGGAGATAGACTTGAAGCGTCTACAGAAGAAAACTCTACAGTATCATTATTGATTGCTTATCATGAGGAATATGTAGGCACATAATATGCCTGATTTAGCACAACTATCTCCTTTTATTTTTTCTTGTGGTGGTGGATTAGTCTTGGACAAAGACGCATTTACTATGCAGCCGGGGGAGGCATTAACTTTACAAAACTTTGAGCCTTCAATTACTGGTGGCTATCGTAGGCTTACTGGAACTACAAAGTATTCCAGCACACAAGTAAATGGTAACACAGATAAGATTATTGGCGTAACAGTTTTTAACAATACCGTCATTGCTGCCGCAGGAGCAAATGTTAAGTACAGCACAGGCGGTGCATGGACAAGCATTACTACTGCTAGAACAAGTGCAGTTCGTTATAGTTTTGACGAGTATAACTTTAACGGCACTGATAAGCTAATTATGGTTGATCAAACAAACATTCCTGCTTCATGGGATGGATCAACATACAAACTTTTAAATGGTGCAGCAGGCACAGGTTTAGGGACTGCTCCAGCTAATCCTAAATTTGTTGCTGTATTTAAAAACCACATGTTTTATGCGGGCATGAGTGCTTCTCCACAAGAAGTTCTTTTTACTGCTCCTTTTAATGAAGATGACTACACAGTAGCTAATGGTGCTGGAACTATTAAAGTTGACAATGTTATTACTGGAATTAAAACTTTTCGTGATAGTTTAATTATTTTCTGTGAAGACCAGATTTTTAGACTTATTGGCTCTAGTGCAGCAGATTTTAGAATTGAACTTGTAACTCGCAACATTGGGTGTACGGACGGATTTTCACTTCAAGAAATTGGTGGCGATCTTTTGTTCCTTGCTCCAGACGGTTTACGCACGGTTGCCGGTACTGCTAAAATTGATGACGTTGAGTTAGGTAGCGTAAGTAAAGCAATTCAACCTCGGATTAATGACATTGGCTATGACAACATTTCTTCTGTAGTTATTCGTACTAAAAGTCAGTATCGTTTATTTTATCCAACTACAGGCGGCGTTGTTGCAGCCAGTAAAGGTATTTTAGGAACATTAAAAAGAAACATTCAAGGTGGCATTGGATACGAGTGGGCAGACATTAGAGGATTAAAGCCTAGTTGTATGGCTTCTGGTTTTATTAGTAATGTTGAAGTGGTTGTTGGTGGAACATATGATGGCTATGTAATTCAACATGAAAGTGGCGATACTTTTGATGGATCAAATATCGCTGCTATTTATCGGTCACCTGATCTTCCATTAGGAGATGCAGGCATTAGAAAATTAATGCAGCGTGTTATTTTTAATTATGAAACTGAAGGTGACATTGCTGGCGAATTAAGATTACGTTATGACTTTGATGACACTGGAGTTCCCTCTCCTGCAAAATACGATTTTACTTCAGGGGGTGGTGCATTTATTTATGGAACTTCCAGCTATGCAACTGCAGTTTATGGCTCATCTGGTAATCCTTTTTTAAGGCAACCTGTCGAGGGGTCAGGTTTTACTGTAGCCTTAAAAGTAGATGCTGCCAATGATAAAAAACCATTTTCAATTAAAGGATTTCAATTAGAGTTTACCCCCGGAGGACGTAGATAATGGGTGCAACTTATACAAGGCAAAGTGCTGCTGAAATTGTTGACGGTGAAGTAGCTGAAGCTTCTGATTTTAACAACGAGTTTAATCAGCTTGAGGCTTTTGCTGCTGCGTCAACAGGCCATACCCATGATGGCACAACAGCAGAAGGCGGTCCTGTAACTAAGCTGCTTGGTACAGCAATCACAATTGGTGATGGTACTGCTGCCACAGATATCGTAATTACTGTCGATGGTGAAACCAACGATGGCGTCATTACTTGGATGGAAGATGAAGACTACTTCAAGATTCAAGATGACGTAGTAATTAACAGCACAGAGCGTCTATATCTTTTTGATCAGGGCGGTGAGTATCTTTCAGGCGATGGTACAGACCTAACTATTACTTCGGGCGGCGCAATCAATCTCACTGCTGCTACGGATGTTGTGGTTCCAGCTAACGTAGGTGTTACCTTTGGTACGGGTGAAAAGATTGAAGGCGACAATACTGATTTAACTGTTACTTCAGGTGGCGCAATTAATTTAACAGCGGTAACTGATGTTGTTGTACCTGCTAACGTCGGTGTTACTTTTGGTACTGGTGAAAAGATTGAAGGTGATAACACCGACCTCACTGTTACTTCAGGTGGTGCAATTAACCTTACTGCTACTACGGATGTTGTGGTTCCAGCAAACGTGGGCGTTACATTTGGCACAGGAGAGAAGATTGAAGGTGACAACACAGACCTTACAGTAACTTCCGGTGCAGATATCAATCTTACTGCTACAGCCGATGTAAACATTCCTGCCAACGTAGGTGTTACTTTTGGTGATGATGGAGAAAAGATTGAGGGTGACGGCACTAATCTGACAATTTCTT